TCAGGTATCCTGCACCCACGTCTCAAGAACAAGTTTCGTATTACCTTCCGCAACATCGGCAACAAGGTCGCTGGCACCAACGCCCGCAACCTGTCGATGCAGGTTACCACGCTGACGTTGCCAAACCTGACCTTCGAAGAAGTGGCGCTGCACCGCTACAACTCAACAGCCTATGTGGCTGGCAAGTACTCGTGGGAAGCAATCAACGTGACTGTTGAAGACGACATCACCGGTCTGGCTGCTACAGTTGTCAAGTCCCAGCTCGAAACTCAACAACGCATCATCGGTGCTGACCTTGACGGTCGCTGGATGAACTCTGCTGCTACTGGTTCTGACTACAAGTTCGCAGCCGTCATCGACCAGCTCGACGGCGACGAAGGTGTTGTGCAGACCTGGTACCTCGAAGGTGCTCAGATCATGTCAGCCGACTTCGGCGACCGTGACTACTCAGCTTCCGAAGCTGCCACCATCACGATGTCCATTCGTTTCGACCACGCACGTCACGTCGAAAGCGGCTCTGGCTATGGCACTGCCCTCGGTGGCAACATCGCCTAAATCGAACTATCTCGATCACAAAGGACCTTCGGGTCCTTTGTTGTTTACCGGGTCCCATAAATAGAACACGCTCTATAGGGTCTTCATGGACATCGGCAATCTCCTCTCATCAACCAAGGTTGCGCTTCAAAAGCAGGCAACTGATAGCTTTGGTGCGACCGTCGCAGACTTTGTCTCTGGGAAGATGGCGGGTCCACCATCGAGTGCTGTGGATGGCACGGGCACCTACCAACCGACTGCACAGACTGACCCTAATACTTGGTACTCATCGTCATACGCTGCAGCCCTTGCGGGTACCAGCTTTCGACCGAAGCTCAAGTTCCTCTTCAAGGTTGAGTTTGCTTTCAATGATAAGCTCAAGGAAGAGAAGACATACGCACAGCTGTTTGACAAGCATAGCAACGATTTTACCTTCCTCATCAAGTCAGTTGACCGCCCAAAGGTCGACTTTGACTATGAAGAAGAGGTAAACCAGTACAATTTTCGGACCAAGGTGCTGAAGAAGATCACACACCGTGAGTTGACGTTGACCTTCATGGACGACGTGGGTAACCGTGTATTTGACTTCTTCCGACTGTTGATGCTGATCTACTCGCCAATTACCCGCGGCGGACCAGAACGCGACAACGTCAGCACAAAGCCAACAGTACCTGCTCAACCCGCAAGCGGCATGTCATTCCTGGCACAGGACAAGAAGTACAATGCACACCGTGGCGTTATCGATGCCACGGCAGGTCAAGCCATTAAGTACATTCGCGTCAAGCAGGTTTTCATGGACCCAAGTTCAAGTATGCGTGATGCACCACATGTTGTGTACTATGATTTCATGAACCCACGACTAAAGTCATTTGACCTTGATGACTTGAACCATGAGACCTCTGATCCAAACCTGTTGACTATGATGTTTGACTATGATTGGATGGAGATGGTCAAGATGGACAGGATCCCAGCCAATTCTGGTATCGGTCCACTATTTCCAGGTGTTTCAGCAGGTGCACCAACTGCGCCTGTTGATCTGCTCGGAGGTGCAGCAGGCGCGCTGGACAACGCATCACTGCCTGGCGGCAACAACCCATTCACTAAAATCATATCTGGCAAGCTTGGCGGTGCAGCACAGCAGCTAACATCTACTTTGATAAACCGAGCGGTAACATCAGTTGCTGGTAAAGGTGCGGTTGGCACTGCGCTCGGTGGCGCATTTGGTGCCATTGGCTCAGCAGTTGGCAACAGCGTCAATGGCTATCTTGGTAATCAGATTAGCTCAGTGTCCGGTGTAGTAAGTAGTAGCGCTTCATCACTGCTGAGTGGCGCAACAAGTAGCATCTCAAGCAAGTTCACAAGCATGATCCGCCCGGCAGCAACCGATTCGACATCTCCAGGTGGAGTAAAATCTACAATCATTGGGTCAGGTGGATCCTAATGGCTGCATATGGACGTTTTAAGCCGCCACATCCAGAGAAATACACTGGCAATGTCAATCGGATAATGTTTCGCTCCAGCTGGGAGTTGACATTCATGAAGTGGCTCGATGCAAACCCCGCTATCATTCGTTGGGGCTCAGAAGAGCTTGCTATTCCCTATGTTAGCCCGAAGGATCTGCGTGTGCACCGCTATTTCCCCGACATGATCGTAATGTACAAACACAAGGACGGCTCAATCCGCAAGGAGATTGTAGAGATCAAGCCATACAAGGAAACTGTGCCTACACCTCGCATGACTGAGAGAGATGCTGCTGCCCTCCAGATCAATGAAGCTAAATGGAAGGCAGCCGCTGCCTTCGCCGAACAGAACGGTGCCACTTTCCGTGTAATAACCGAGAAAACCATGTTTGCAGGTGTTCGTAAGCGTCAGGCACCAGCAATGGGGAGAGCAACATGATACCGCTGAAGACCAAACTAGTCAACCCTCTTGACGAGCTGTTTCAGACAGAGCAGCCGGTGGGTGACATGGTAGAGTATGACCAGGTTACTGAAGGTGAGCTGGCTGAGATGCAGGTAGCTGCTGATGGTGCGACGGCAGAGAAGGATGAAGAGGACGCCGAGATCGATGCCAAGATCGATGCGGTGTATGATGCTGCGCTCGAGACCTTTCAGAACCAGACCGCTATGGTCGAGATCATGGAGCCGCGCTATGCTGCACGCAACGCTGAAGTCGCAGCCAACTACCTCAACATCGCGTTGAATGCCGCGTCGGTACGTGCTCGAGTAAAGGGTGATCGCAAGAAGACCCAAGCCTTTGTCCCGTATGCTGGCAAGAATGCCAACGGCGCGGTAGTTGCATCACGTGAAGATATCCTTCGTATGATCGCAGTTGACGGTGAGACGAGGGAACTCAAGTGAAGCTGTCTGAGATCACCAAAGACGACATCGTCATGATGAGCGGCGGTTTCTATCTTGAGAACGATGCTAGACAGGAGCCGAGTTTCATCACGTTTGGCATCAAACGCCTGATGCAGGATGAAGAGGTTGGCGAGGCCTCTATTATCAGCACTGAAGGTGATGCATGGCGCGGTATCTGGGTCATGAAAGTCAATGGCGAGAAGAGCAGCAATCGTATCGACAGCGCCAAGACGCTCTATGATATGAAGGCCTTCAGCAAATGGGTTCGTAAGCACCTTGAAACACAGCTTGGCGAAGCACGCCTCTATGGTAACAACACCAAGAATGTTTGGCTGCATCGTCTTAACAAGAGTGGCTCTGAGAGTGGTATGAATGATGCTAAGTCATATTTTGATACTGAAGAGCAGGCGCGCCATCAGCATAACTATATGGTCAAGGCCAACCCAGGTCAACTTATTCAGCATCACCTCTACTCAAGAAGTGATTTCGGAACATTCAAGCTAAAGCTTGTTAATGGAAAGCAAGTAAAATCATGAACCTTATACCGGCCATCAGAGCCAAGATACATGCACTTCTAGGCAACGAGACGCCAATGATTATCCAACCAAGAGACTTCGACGATAATCTCATTGATAAGGCCAAGGAGCTGAAGAGCGAACGCGTAGAGGTCGCCGGCGGGAAGTGGGTGTTACACCTCTTTCGATATCGCACCGCGCTGTTCGTACAGATTGAAGATCCTGAACGCAGGCTGGCATATGCATACGCGGTGCCAGCTGTCAAGGAGGCAATTGGTTTTAAGCACTCATTCAAGCCGTTTCTGGAGGTGGCTGAGTTTATCAAGCCCCAAAAGTTAAAGCAGTGGATGAGAGAACAGATAACAGAAGCCGGACTAATGACGGTCCATCAACCAACGATTGGAAGAGATATGAAGATCAGTGAGCTATTTGAGGCTGAAAAGAAGCCAGGTGAGAAGTGCTTTCTTGTGAAGTCAAAGCGCTACAACCAAGAGATGAAGGTCTACGCGCGTGATGCAAAGCATGCGCGTGACGTGGCTGCTGTCCATGATCACAACCACTGGTTTACTGGTATGGCTGGCAAGGACGTCTCCGTCGAGGAAGTTGAAGAGTAAATCTTCACAAGGATTGACATGCCAACCAAGTTTGTAGCTCATGCTGCTGAACGCGCAGGCGTCTCGTTAGAGACCGCCGAGCACCGCTGGGCTGAGGCCAAGAAGGCCATAACCAAAGGCAAGCGCAAGGGCCACTGGTATTGGGGCAAGGTCATGAATACCTTCAAGCGGATGATGGGTCTGATGGAGGCAGTCACTTTGAAAGAATGGATGATGCTCGAGACAGAGCCTCTTGATGAAGGCAAGCCATACCATCCTGAGGATGAGTTTATCAAAGGCGGGTACATTCTGCACTTCATGTACAAAGGCAAGGGCGCATACGTTTTTGGCATCAAACGTTTGATGACTGAAGAGGATATTGGCCGTGCTAGTATTGAGTTAGTCAAGATTAGCAAGGACAGCAAGGCCTATAAGTGGAGCATTTGGGGAGCAGGTGTTAGCCTTGGTCAGACGCAGACCTGGGTGCCAGAAGATAGCGGATTAGATGCCAAGGGTTTGGCTAAATGGGTAGGTGACCACGTTCATACTCTAACGAAGGCAAAGCAATGAAGCTACATGAACTACTTGCTGAGGAAGCTAAGCAGTCATTTGCCCACTGGCCTGAGCACATTCGACTGTATGGACCCTATGTCGCTGTTCGAAATGAAGAGTACCCGCACTACGTAAAGTATGAAGTTGAAGAGTTGATGGGTGAGCCCGTCAATGTGCAGTTATCAGCAGGCATTATTCGTGGTCACAATGATGCCTATGAGGGTGGTGCATCCTACACCGCCGGAAAGAATGGGCACTTTACGCAGGGCCTTGGTATCAAGGTACCGGCGGGTGAAGCCTTTGACATCAATGAGTTTAAGAAGTGGGCCATTGATGCCATGAAGACTGGAGCTCAGAAACTGGGCTTAACCGAAGAGCTAGAAGATGACAGCAGTGAAGCTGATTTCCAGTTTAAGATGATCCTCAAGGCCTTTCAGAGCAGCGGCTTTATCCTCGATAGCAGCGCTGATGATCTATCTGCTGGATTTGTCAAGGGCAAATGGATCTATGAATTCTACTGCCAGAGTGAAGCTGATGATACCTGGTTTCTTGGTATCGGCCCGGAAGATGGTGCAGGCACCTACAAGAAGATGTGGAATGGGCTATCATCTACCAAGGTAATCACCACCGCCAAGGACTGGGCTGCCAAGCACCCACCGAAGGTTGCCGAGGCGGTTGACAACTTTCCCATTCGTCAACGCATTAGGTATTGGGACAAGGAGGTCTACCTCAAGGGTGGCTACACCATGTCTATGAATGACCACCAGCGTGGCAAGACTATGTTTGGTATTACCCGCCTGATGGAAAATAGCGTGTGTGGCATTGCAAACATCTTTCAACGTCGGCAGGCAGGATTTGTCTACTGGTGGAGCATGCATGACCGGACTGGCAAACAGGTCGCGGTGCAGGGAGTTTCTGATGGAGAGGCCTTTGATCAGGCGCTCTTCAAGAAGTGGGTAACTAGCAATCTTGCAAAGTTGCCAGATGATACGGCTAAATAACAACTACAAAAGGACGCCACAATGGACTACCCGGATTACACTCAGACTTTTGCCGAGCCAGCACAGGATGCTGGTACAAGCGCGATGGCCAATCTGGTCACGTATCTGCTCAAGGCTCGTGACACTGCCCATGTACATCATTGGAAGGTCAAGTCGCTCTCGATGCACCTGGCGCTCGGTGAGCTCTATGGAGAGCTGCTTGACCTGACTGATGAACTCTTCGAGATGTACATGGGCAAGTACGGCACTGACGCACACGTGGAGCTCAGCACCCCTAACCCATTCAGTGAACAAGATCCGCTTGAGTTTATTCTCCAGCTGTTTACCTTCCTTGAAGGACAGCATGATGTGATCCCACAGGACAAGTGGTTGGTAAATAAATTCGAGGAGTTGCAGGGCTCGGTGGCCCGCGTGAAATATAAACTGGAGAATTTGCATTGAGCATCCTACAAGACCTGCTTGCCCTAAAGCAAGCCATCCCTGAGAACCAAGACGAATGGGAAGCTATGCACGCCGCCCAGTCTGATGAGTACCACTCGACACCAAGCGTTCGAGATATGAAGAACTCCATGGTGGCGGACATTGACAGCCACGGAGATACATACCGTGAGGCAACCACCGAGGAGCTTGCTTCGGCAGATGAGTTCGCCGTTGAGCACGACAGTGATGATATGGTGCACCTTCTGGATGGAGAGCGCTCCATCCGTGTCACCATGCCATACCAAATCTGGCTGGAGCTCTGCCAGGAAACAGTTCGCAAGCACCTGATATCGCGAAAGAGAAGGCAAGAGACGTGAAGGTACGTGAACTCCTCGAGGCTAAGGGCTATGAGCCCAACTTCAAGCTGCTTGATGCATCGCCATCTAAGCCGCTGACACATGCCGAGGTTATGGTGGCGATGGCTGAGCTGCATGATCGTGTGCATCGCCAGGCTGAGCACTACGGTGGAAAGATCGACCGCAAGACGGGTAAGATCGACAACAAGTCAAGCATCTTCTACCATGCGCAGATCGCACACCCATGAAGCTGTCTGAGATCCTTGATGACAGCGATCAGTATGAGCTGATGAAGAAGCTGCTGAACCGTGAGGGCTTCAGCACCACGTACACGCAACTGAAGTCGGGTGGGCGTCAAGGCCCCCACTCGATACGCAGCACTTCAACGCTGAAGGTCCTCTTTGGCCCTTCATTCGGCACCAAGAATGGCCGAGTTCAGCTCAAGAATGGCGTCTGGCACTTTGTAATCATGTCTGGGCAGGGGCACATTCTTTCAAAGGGCTCTGGTGATGAGCAGGAAGTGCTTGACTTCTTCACCGACTACACGATGCGCAAGGTCAATGAGGATCTTCTTTCTCAGACTGAGCGCG